TGCAACGCTATTGTATCATTTCGTTCCTGTCGCCCGAGAAGGTCATCAAACAGAAGAGTGAGTTTTTCACTGAGAAGTTTGTGGAGTGGCTAGAGTACGATTGGAAGATTAAGGGTATGGAGAAGTATAACTCCTACCTGGCCCAGAAGTACAGCCTGAAGGTTGAGGATATGTTTCAGGACCTACAGGCGTTCACGAAGATTCACAATGAGGATATCACGAAGACCGACATCCACGAGCAGTATCAGGTGTTCCTGCTCAAGAAGGAGAAGGAGATTGAGAATGAGTTTGCGGAGAAGACTGATTTCCAAACGAATACGCGAGGCGTAAAAGTGCGTCGTGTATTTGCGGATTTGCAGGAGGCTCAAACTCATGCGAAGGTTCTACAGCGCCGTTATCCCCGCGACAATCTGTTTCTGGGTAAGGTTGGTGCCTGGCTACCGTGGGATCCTTCCGAGCACCGTCTAGATCAGGTTGAGTATGCCGAGAAGGAACTGAATGAGCTCATGCGTAAGTACAAGGAGAACGAGGTTAATAAAGAAATCTTCTTTGAGGATGAGAAGATTGAGAAGATCAAGAAGCAGCGCGAGGAGAATGAGACGCGCCGGAAGATGGTTGCGCTGGAGGATTCGCCGACTGCAGAACTCCAGCAGATTCTGGATACGCCGGTTCACCCAGCAGAAGGCGGACCCCCTCGTGAGCTATAAAATCGGGACAACTAATAAATGGCAGAACGTGAGTCGCGTAAACGCAAAGTAACGGAAGAGGGCTCCCAGTATCGTTATGAGCTCGCAAAGTCTGCGGCTCAGGCGGACAATCGCAAGAAGTCGCGTACAATCGGCAAGGAAGTCAACACCGACCTAGCGGCTATGTTCGGCAACATGAAGGCTAGTGAACCGGAAGCACCTGCGATGGATGTAGAAATGGATATGGCCGCACGTGGTCGTCGTCGCCGTAAGTCTCGCAAGGGTTCTAAGAAGTCTCGTAAGGGACGTAAGAAGACTCGCAAGCACTAACGATTATGTTAATGCGTCTTTTTTACATGAACCCAAGGTCCTGAATTCTTCTTCTTCAGCGTATCAGGGTTATACTCGTCCTGAGCGAGCATAGAGCTCGAGAATGGCTTGTTATCGGACCAAAGCGAATCATCACACAATCGGAACGGAGGATGGTCGGATGCCTTATACCAAAACACCTGGTCTTCCAATTTATTAGATTGACTACTGTTACAAATTACTAGGCACTCGTAATTTTCGGTACACTGGTCCATAAACTGACAGAATAGTTCAAACGTAGGAAACATACCGGCATAGTTTTCATAAATACGTCTGCGATTACCTATCGTGTTCTCTCGCAGAATGAATACAAAGTCAACGTTGGTTCTCAAATTTGGAGTAATACCGAGAGGATACTGCATAGTAATCATAGTAGACAAGTCAACGTGACGACCGTTCATAAATACGTAGCGAGTTGATTCTTCTTTAATCCACGTCGCATCATACAAGCAATCATCCAAAATTAGAAAAGCACGGGGGTCTACACTGGAATTCCCACCTCGTGCCTTTTTATCGTTGTTGCGAGCAGTCTTTACCCCCAGTTGTCTCTTGATTACATTCATAACAATTTCGGGGCGATATTTATCATGAATGAGTTTTGATGGTACCATGTTTTGAAAGAACTCATTCGCGACTTCCGTGCCCGAAATAACCGTACCGATGGGGAAACACGCTTCGGTATTAGCGAGAATATCACGAACCAAAAAAGATTTTCCGGTATCCTTTTTACCGATAATTACAATCATAGGTGACTTTCGTGAATCAATTTCGCATCTATCACGAATCATACTCATATCAAATTTTTTCAACTGGAAATTCATTCCCTTACTGACTATGCGTGAAGTTTTTACTTTTGGTTTGTACACGGGGTATAAGGGAATGGTAAAGAAGAAAAATCAGAGCGAATTGAAAACAGTTTCTCTTCCAGTACAGGTTTCCAAGCAGAAGGATTTGAAGCAGAGTATAGCGGAGCATTGGAATGTTGAACATGCGCAACCATTCTTTCCTTCATTGGAGACGATGTTCAAAGTCGAAAATATAGAAAACGTCCGAGACCACGGGCTGAAACTGGATGACCCAATTCAAACGATTAATTCCAAAGATTCGGTAATAACCGCCAGTGGACGAACCTGTAATATTCATATCAAACAGTCTATGATTGTTACCGCAATAAAGTGGATGCGAGGGGATTACGGGACTTCATTTGGGCTTCCTTCTACCAAGGAAAATACGCAATCAGCTTGCGATAAGGTTCAACTATCGCATAACGCAGCTTATGTTGGGAGCCTGTTCTCTGCCTTATTTTCACTTTCAAAGTGTATTCATTTCCCCGAAGTTTACGGACTGTACACTGGTGTAGCAAAAAAACACACAATTGATATCTCGGATGATTACGAAGACCTTTCGGAAAAATCTTGGTTCTCGCATAACGTTGGTTCCTACTTTGAACTGAAACTGGCGGATTCGGTAGAAAATCAGGCATTTCAGCACACCCGTCGCGCACGACTGGAAGTTCGGATGGATGAAGATACTACACTTGGTGAAATTCCCGAAATGGAAGGTATTGCTTCAACAACTGAAATAGTTCCTGATATGGACCCTGTGTTTCACAGTAGTGACGATATTGAAGACGATGATAGTTCGGATTGCTCAACGGTTTCAACTTCCTATATGTTTGAAATTGAATCCTGTAAGTGTTCAACAGATGACGAGGATTCTGAATGTACCGAAGATTACGAACCTTTTGCCTGGGCGACATTGTCAAACGTTCCGGTTCAGTTGACGGTTATGGAAAAATGCGAAGGGACTTTGTACGAATTAATGTGTAAGCACACGTCTACTCCCGAGCATATGGCTTGGCTCACGCAGGTTCTGTTTGCTCTTACATTCGCTCAGCGAACATTCGGATTCGTACATAACGACCTACATTCCAATAATATCATGTATACTAAGACCGACAAGGAGCATCTGCTATATAAGTTTGACGGACAGTCGTATAAAGTTCCGACTTACGGATACTTGATTAAAATCATAGATTTCGAGAGAGGAATCGGCAGCGTCCGGGTAGCAGGAATGAAGCAGGCCAAGATGTTCGTGAGTGACCATTTTTCTCCGAACGAAGAAGCCGGTGGACAGTATAATCTTGAACCATTTCACGTTCCCAAAGTGGAAACCATAAAGCCCAATCCTTCGTTTGACCTAGTTCGTCTAGCAACTTCTATGTTTTGGGATTTGTTCCCGAATGGTCCTGATGAACCAGAGTATGATAACAATCCTATCTTTGTTACCCTCAAGCGATGGATGACCCTTGATGACGGCACATCCGTCATGTTTGGAAAGAAAGACGCAGAGCACGAAAGGTATCACGGATTTGAACTTTACAAGGCAATAACGAGATACTGTAAGGATACCGCCGTGCCCCGAAAGGAGATACAGAAACTGTCGGCTCTGTATGGTGCCACACTTCCTTCAACCACTATATTCGATGTCGTTATATTCTGAATGCGTCAAATACCAATTAATAATGAATACATGGTGAATAAATGAGTGATACAGAGTTTGCAAAAACCCAGTTACGCGAACATCTGGGCGGTTTATTGAACCCCCCTATTTCTGAAGGGTTTTGGTCTATCTATACGAACGCCAGCGACCTGTGTAAGCGAAACGACCAGCCCGACCAGGTTCTGCGAACGTTCCAAAACATGCTGACTAAGATTCCCGAGTGGACGGGTGCTACCCTGACTACCGAAGTTGAACGTATTGTAAAGACGACAAAGTGTACGTACCTTGATGACCTGCTTATGGGAGTATTTATTTCCTACATGAAGTCGTTTGCATCTCTTCACTACAAGGGCGCATCTTCGCACGTGAATGTTGACTTTGAGCGCCCGTCGGTAGAAAAGTTTGTCCACGAATTCTATATTTACTCTGCTCGTCAGCTGTGGCAAGTGGCGTATCTGTTCAAGACCATCGGGGTCAGTAGCGAACAGCAGGCACGAAATCGCAAGGAGATTGATTCTCTGATTAACGAATCGCTAGAACACGTTATCCGAGCTTTCCTGCCGTGGCAGTCAATTGCCAAACAGTTCGCCCAAAGTCAAGAGGAGACGCCTGTGGAAGAGCAGAAACCTCGCCATGTGGAATTTGATGAGGATAGCGATGAAGAAGAGGAGGAAGAGAAGCAGCCGCCGATTGAAATTAGTGACGATGTGGCAACTATCGAAGTTGAAACAATCGGAGAAGAAGACCCTATGAAAGAAATAGAACGAAAGGTCGAGTCCGAGCTCGTTCTAAAACTATAAAGATTTAACGGATTTTCAATCAAAGATGCTGCTGTTAATATCGTCAATTGCAGTTGCGCTAGTTACTTTCATTATTTATGCGCTAGAGCGTCGTTCCAAATCAGAACCTATCGTGTGGGAAGATGCCTCCAAGCTTTCTGTGTTTGGTGGACTGATTACCGCAGGCATAGTCTTTGCTACGACGTCCGAGGTAAAGGTACCCGTCGAGCTACCTGCAGTCCAGGAAATGTTCGTAGGCACGCCTACTTTTTAAAAATTCCGAAAACGGATTTAAGTTCCAACAGATAGACATCTTACCCCCCAATAACATACAATACTCTGAGCCTACCAAAATGGAGCAGATTCAGAATATCGTAACCATTCTCGCCGACAACTACGGCTTTGATGTGGATGAGGCGTTGGAGTACGTTCTTACGGTAAAGCGTGAGAAGTCCCCCGCATACGCCCGTGCCCTCAAGGCCATCGAGACTACCAAGGAGAAGATTTCTGAACTGGAACAAAATATTTCGGCCAAGAAGGTTCGTAATCTGGAGAAGTCACAGGAGAAGCTCAGGGGGATGAGGGAGAAGCTGGAGTCTCAGGAGGAGAAGCTAGAGGACATCGGTAAGCCGAAGGAACGCAAGCCGCGTGCTCCCAAGGAGAAGAAGGAGGAGTCGGGCACCAAGCACATCTCTCGCATGTCACCTGCTCTCGCAGATAAGTTGAAGGACACGTTCGCCGGCTTTGGCACGGAGATGAACGACAAGATGAAGAAGGCATTTATGGTATACGTAAATGAGCTGACGCAGGACGATTATATCGCAAACACTCTTACCGAGCACATTCGCAACTACGTAATCATGACGGTTCGCCCGTCGGAGGAGAAGGACGCAGAGACTGTTGACCTTTCAGAGCTCAAGAACCTGATTGATGGATACAGCGCGGGGATCTACTGGGACCCGAACGGCAAGCGATTTGTTACGGGAAGCACCGACGACGACGAGGACATTGTCGAGGTAGAGTTCAAGGACAAGACATTCATGGTGGGAGAGACAACTGGACGCGTGTACGAGAACATTGATAACGAGGATATCTTCGTGGGATACAAGGGTATCGGGCAGTTTGAGGATATGTAAACTATCCCTTACTCAAACACAAAACACACAATTTTTAAATTACGATGAAATCTTGAGAACTAAAAATACGCATCAGGATAACCACAATCGGTATACCCCAGAAGGATACATAGGGAAACATAAGTGCAATGACGATCCACAAGATTGGATTAAATAACGTTCTGCCTAGTTGGGAAGCAAACGCAATAGACATTACATATAGAAAGACACATACCACTATCAACATTCCACGCCATGCTCCCGCAAAAGACGACACAGCAAAGCCTGCCCAGGTACGGTGAGTTATGTCACCTGCTTTTATCAGCAAACTAGAAGAGTCCCGAACTAGTTCCTTTCGTTCTTCATTGTTTACAGTATACTTGATATCCAGCTCTTTGGGGTTACCGGGCGAAGGGTCGGTTACTCCTAAATTCGTAGGACTGACTATCAAAGCCAACGTTTTTTTATCGGCAGATATCAACTCGTTCATTTTTTGTGTAACGTCAATCCTGTCCTTGATATTCCCAACTGGGCCATAGAAGGCACTTACAACTTTTATCATTCTCCTTATTATGAGGAAAATACGACATTTCCAAGACCACCCATAATTCGCAGGAAGTTGTAGGACTGAACATAAGCACGAATTCTGTAGGTGTATTTGAAGATATTACCAGAGCCAGGTACTTTAGTTACAATCGTGACCAAGTCGTTCTTATTGTAAATACGCTGTCCTCGGTCGTTTGTAGCATTAGGATTTGCGATAACTACTGGGTTCGGTGAGCCCAGTGACGACTTCAGGACACATTGGGTTTGCAGTTCGTTCGGTAGTAAATTATCGGTATAAGGAGGCAGCACGAAAGTATTACGCAGTAACGTTTTGTTAAACATCGACCCATTCAAACTACCGCTCGGTTGCGTGGGATGATTATCTAGGGCAAATGAGTACTCATAAATACCCGGTATCGGATTACCAGTTTGGTGGCGATACAGCTGGATACCCGAAAAGAACAAGGTCTGCTTGGGGGCAAAACGTTCCTGACCATCCAGAATAATATTTGACTCCAGCAGGATATCACGCTGAGAAATATTCGCATCCAAGTTGTTACCAGAAGTATACCATCCCATGCTATTACTTACGAATGGAGACCGGTAGGCATCTTCCCAATTGGTATAATTATCGTAATCATTCTGTGCAATGCGGTCACTACGCTGTGCTACCCAAACAATACGAGTGACCAAGTTCTTCATAGTAAGTTCCAAATCATTTGAAGGTCCATATTGTCCTTCTGCTTGGACCATGTCAAGTTGATTGATTATAAAGGAATGATCGGTTCGGGAAACGTAAGCCAACTCTGTGTCACTGAGGAAGATATAATTCCCTTCAATGAACGGATTGAAATTCCAAGATAGCAAACTTGTGTTTGCGTTTTTCGTCGGGTCTGAGTACAGCGGTGGAGACAGAAAGTGCTTTAACTGAAATGCGTCGGCTGACGTATCGGGCGTAATTCGGACACCAAAGTTTGTGTTTGATTCATTATTTATTGTAGTACGAACATCGCGAGTCGTAAACAAACTATACGCGTTGTGAAGTTCTACCACAATTTCAACATCCGACTGCTGGAGAGCAACAAGAGGAAGGGCATTACCCACCGTCTCACAAAACCAAAAATGAAGAGGAATCAAGAGAGTTCGAGCAGGGATGGAAGGTTCGGGATAAGTACTTGTAGAACTTATTGAATGCGGATACTGATTAACTCGGTCTTCGGCATTTGCGGGGTCGTACAGTTCGGGAACATTACCAACCATGCGGTCAATGATTGCCCGTTTGTTTGCGTCAAAGGTCAAGTTTGCGTACAACTTCATCCATTCACCAGTATGACGAACAATTTCTTGACCGTTGATGAGAACAGACACATGATGAATCATATTGTACCCGATGTTTCGTACCCACTGAAATTCGTAGCCTATGGCGTTGGAGGCAGAATTTACGGTATGGCTCGTTGCCGGTGCAGTAGGGGAAGACCCTGTAGATCCTGGCGTTGAAGGAAATACAACGGGAACGACGGGTGAATAAATACTCGGCAAGTCAATACTCAGGTAACAGTCGTTTACCAGCTGGGCGTATCGTTCAACCTTCGTGCGGAGAGACAGGGTTCCGGAAGTTGGAAAGGACAATAAACTTGTTTTGAAGTACATACGAAAGTGTTCCATCGCAAAGTCGGTGTGACGTTTATAAACAGCCCTGAAGTGACTGAATGACGGATTTCCAGTAATCAGTTGGTCCTGTGCCCCCTTACCAACTAATTGAAGAAGACCACCGGGCATATTATTATATTAGCGTATGAATGATTTAAGTAAATTTAATAATGAGAAATCGGAGTGGAATTGAACTTGTTTGAACGGAGTTTGATAGATTACGAACACTTATTTCCGCCCTTCCATCAATCTGCGTATTCACATGGGCGCCTACATGAAATATAGTTGCATTGTTTATACCTGTACCAGATGATTGTTGTGTAACAATTACCATATCGTCCGTCTCAATACACGCGTTGTACAGATTAAAGGTAAAGACGCCTCCTATAGGAGCGTTACCCGCTGGTATAAAAATACGACCAGCGTGCACACCACCAGGGAATCCAGTACTGTTATCGAATTTTACATCGTTCTCTCTTGGAGTTGTGCCAGTACTACCCTGAGTTACAGTAGGCAGACCACCGGCTGGAAGTTTATACCCAAATCCTGAAGACATACTAAGTAAGGTAGTGCCATTTAAGAATACACCTCCCGTTCCGGTACTGAAGGTTCCTGTTCCACCTTGAGTAAAGGTTTTGTTATCTGCGATTACTACGTTACCTCTTAATGATACCAGTCCTTCTCCGGTACTGAAGGTTCCAGTACTTCCTGATGCGAACG